AGCGTGCCCTGGTCAACTGTGTGGATCTGTCCACCTGTAATCTTTTTAAATATCTCTGCACACTCTCTAACATGAAACAATAACTGACGACCGCTTGGAGTGATTAGAAGATATTGCATCGCTGATCCTTTGTAGAGATAAAAAAAAGAGGCCCGCAGGCCTCCTTATCTAGCTCTCGCGTTTACTTGCGAAACACACGAGTCACATAGTAATAAGCATTAGCATACGTGATCTCGAGATTGTCAGCAATCAACTTGGCAATCTCACCATTGCCCAACTCTTTGTTTGCGTTGAAGATAGTTTGTGCAACCACTTTCTTCTCGTTGACTTTAGGATCTTTAGCGACCTTTTCAACTTTCACCTTGGCTGGCTTTTCAGCTTTGGCTTTGACTGTTGCATCTTTTGCTGTCTCTTGAGCTTTTTCAACAGTCGATTGAGCAGCTTTCTTTGCCTTGCGAGCTTCTTGCATTGCTGCAAACTCATCAAAAGCGGAAGGAGCGTTAGACTTCAAATTGGTGCCGGGAATCGTTTTCATGGTATAACCTTTCAAAAAGAAAATTAAAAACCTAGTTAAGGTTTGACCATTGTACGAGAGCTCAAACAACAAGTCAACGTAGCACTTTATCTTCGTAATTGAAAAAGAAACTATGCTTCTCTAGGTACCTTTGAAGTATTCCCATCCAATCTTCCTGCATTAGCTGTTCGTACGACATACCCAGCTCGTTGTAGATTAGCTGCTTGTTTTTCTGATTATACATCAATAACCCTAACCCGTCCAAGTCGCGAGAGAGGTTTAATTTTTCTTTCCACTCGTCCATGTGTGCTTTTGGTTTCGTAACCAGCTTGTACGGATCAAGGTATATCCAGTTGTCGAGTTTGTAACTACCGGAGCTGCCAATAATAGCTCGCTGGTAGTAATAGCTGTAGCACTCCTTTAAAAACAGACCAATCTCGTCATCACGGAACCCCGTATTGAACAAGTATTCGTCTATTATCTTCGGTCTAAAGTCTTCGATTGCACTGATACGGTTGATCAAATCAACGCTGCCATATGGAGTCACACGTTGAAATATTTCTCTTGCTATTTGTTTACCAGGACCGTGCTTCCACACCTTTATCACAGCCATTATAAAAACAAAAGGAACGTTTTCAGGCTCAACAAAGAAGAAAACGTTTTTAAGTCTCGGTATATTGATTAGATGTGTTTGGTCTGGCCAGTAGAAGTGAGTAAGAGTGCAACAGCTATGATTAGTTGTCGCTTTATCAATAGCTGCTACGACGCTGTTAGAATACTTGGTATAGTAAGGTGGATGGTTATTTGGATAACCAACCGATTGCATTATTTGAAATGTGTTATCTAACGTTCTCTGACCACCACTCAACATACGTATAATATCAGTATGCATGTATCTATTCGATACTGGAAAAAAGGCACGCTGTGTAGGAGCGACAAAGTTGGGATCTTTGTTTATATGTATTGCGAGAAACTCTGCAAACATCCCCTGCAAATACGCAACGAGATAGTTACTTGGTTGCATGGTAGTTGTCGAAGAAGTCTCTCACTTGATCAACATACTGTGCTGTCTGCTTAATAATTGGTTGTAGGCCGTCTTCGTCCGTTGCAATCATAACACAAATTTGAGGACACCAAACCTTCTCACGCTCATACAGCATCAACGCATATGTTGTACATTGCAAGAAGTAGCTGAGGATCCATTCCTCTTTCTTTGCTTTCTTTGCTGTCTTGAAGTCACCAATCGTACGAATGCCGTGAATACGGCCAACCATATCACAGCGTCCAGCAGTTTTCAAATCATGTGAGTACAGTGCCAGCTCATTGCCATACACTTTGTCACACCACTTGTCGAGGTATTGCTGGAGGTGTTTGAATGTTGCTAGGTTACCAGGCATAGCTTCTCTAGCATAATCATCTTCGTTGCGGAGGTAACGCTCGGCTAACAAGTGAACGGCAGTACCCCTGCGTGCTGCCTGGGTACTGACTTTCTTTGCTTCCTCTTCACCCACTCTTTTCTTCCACGTATCAATCGCACCTGGATTGAGTGTAGAGAGAACGGTGGTCACGGAAGGGTACGTTGAACCATCAGGAGTAATGTAGTGACGTTTACCATCGATGGTAACAGTCTCCATTTGATGATCGGTTAACGTACACTCATCCAAATCAAAATATTTTGTTCGCATTAGCTTTCCACGGCCATAATTAAATCTTTAACAAACGGTGAACGAACAATATCAGTATGTTGAAAGTTGGTAACATCAAACCAGTTTGGCATTTTGTTTGCAACAGTCATAAACCAATCGAAACAGCTCTTTTCTTTTCTACCATCTAAGTCTGTTTGCTTTGTGTCACCGCAAATGATCACTCGTGTATCTTTACCCATACGAGTCAACACACTGTATAGCTCATGTGCAGTCATCGATTGGAACTCATCAATGATAACGACAGAGTGATCAAGAGTAATACCACGCACATAAGATGTTGTGATAAACTCTACCATATTCTTCTTTGTGAGAATATCCCAAGCCGTTCCGTTTTCGCACAAGTCATTGAAAATTTGCTTGTACGGAATCGTATACACTTCGGACTTCTCTTGTAGTGTACCTGGTAGGTGTCCCATATCTCTTGTAGGAACAGCACTACGGACAACGACAATCTTTTCTACTTGCTTTGTGAACAACGTGTTCAGTGCGAGGTACGATGCGATGAAACTTTTACCTGTTCCAGCGGATCCAATCGCAACAATGTTTGCCCCTCTGCCGTACGCCTCGATCATGTTCTCCTGTGGCCATGTCATCGGCGTTATATGTCTTACTTTTAACAACTCTTTATTCAGAGTCATTTTACGTTTGCGTTCTTTCTTCTGTGGAAAGAATTCTTCATCTGCGGCATAAGCAAGTTTAACGTTCATCTATTCTCCTTATTTTAGAACGTGTTTATCGTAGAAGGTGTCCACACTTTATTGTGTTTCTTCTTTATCTCCCTTAACACATCTCTGAACCCTTGATCGGGCTTCATTCTACTGGTAAGTTCACGACTAACACCAGGAGCTGTAACAACAGCTTCTAGGTTAGGATTCTCAGCAAGGAATGGATCCCTTTCTGAGATTTTCATAAACTTATCAAACACCTCGTCGGTGTCTTTATTGCGAAAGCTGTAAGTTGGCATTACTTCTTCGCAGTCTTTTTAGCTGGAGTAGCTTTTTTAGTCTTTGGTTTAGCAGCGGCTGTTGGCTTTGCTGCGGTAGCTGCTTTTGGTTTTGCAGCTGCACGTGGTTTCTTTGCTGCTGGCACTGATGGCTCCTGAGCTTGTGGTTGAATGGTGACTTCTGTTTTCAACACGCTAACAGGTGCTTCTGCTTTAGTTGGTGTTGGATCTGGTGGTAATTTGAATGCACCGAAAAAGCTTTTTAAAAATTTAATCATATCTTTCCTTAATAGTCGTCTGAATGAACTAATCTGACATAGTCTTTACTGCGTAGTGCTTTATCTAGGTTCCTCAACATCTTTTTATTTTGCTGCTTTTTCAAAATGTTGTATGTGTGACGAGAGTTCTCATCACGATCTGATAGCTGAGGTTGTTTACGCTGAGGCTTACTCACTTTTCTTCCTTTTCCTTCTCTAACACAAGACCTGGGAACGCTTCGTTCACCACCTTTACACTGATGCCTTTGACGGGAAGTTTCTTATCCTTAGCTGCACAAATGAGGGCAGCGTCTTTAGGATCAAGACTTTCCAAAAACTGAATGAACATCGTTTCACGTTTGAGAGGATGCAGCTTATGTGGAGAGCTGTCCTTGATAAAGTACTGGAGCATTCTGATATCTTGGATCAGCTTGCCTTGTTGATCGAGTAATTCCGAAGGTTTATACGGCGGAACACCTAGTGGTAGCTCCCACACAATTCGTGGATCCAATGCGTATTGAAGGATAACACGGAGAGCTAATGTGTCGTTTGCTTGGAGCACTGCTGCTCTTTCCTTTGCAGGAGCTTTGGAACACTTTTCGAGGATTTCTGATATGCTAAGTCTCATTAAAATTCACCAATGTTTTGCATTAGATTTTTCATTCTATGCTGAATAAAGTAGTTAAAGATTTTATCGCGGGGTTTGTTAGCCTGTGATTCGTATTCTTGCACAACAGCAAGTTGAATAGGCTGAGGAATGGAGCGTAGATCGATCATCATACGATTACGTGTCCAGTTACGAGCAATGTCTTCTGGGAGAGTGCTAAAGTCTGCAGCAAGCAATTCATTAATTTTAGTTTCTCTCAAAGGCTTTTGACGTACGCCTTCGATAATACAGTTGTCTGGTGAAAGTACGTTTGGTACGCCATCGCCTCTATCACCGCTAAGGATTAATTGTTCCAAGAACAGTGATGGATCGCTAGTCTTTAATTCTTTCTTACGAACAGGATCATACTGCGAAATATTACCGTAAACCTGGAGCTGAACAAAGTCTTTATCTCCACTAAGGATTAGGATCTTGTTTCCATTATTTAGCTCAGAACCGAATTTCATACACAAAGAACCGATGACATCATCTGCTTCTGCACGGTCAATCTGGATAACTCTGTATGGAAAATGCTCTTTCAGCTCCTGTTTGATTTGGTTTAGCGTATCAAACAACAAGTGCCAGTCAATATTTGACTTCTCGCGGTCTGCTTTGCGGTTACCTTTGTATGGAGGAAAGAAGTCACGGCGCCAATAGTTGCGGTCATCGCAAGCAATAACGAGCTCGCCATACTCGTTACCGAACTGTGTCTTTAATGCGCGGATTGTGTTGATCACCATATGGCGTACGAGATCGGGCTGAATTGCATCTGCATGTTGCCCGACCTGAACCATAATGTTGGAAATCATTACCTGTGATAAATCCAATAGTATCATTTTTAAAAAAGTAGTTGTATAGTATATATTACACTATTATGGCTTGTAATAAAACATCGGCTGATGTTTTCGCGACTCCGGTGTAGGATATTTGCGTTTAAGGTTTTCCAACAAACCGACCCACTGTGGAACGATTCGGTCCCAGTTAAATCGTGTATCTGCGTACATCTTAACGAGCTTCAAGTAGTTCTGTGTATGTTCATTCTGAACAACTTTAATTGCATGCTCGAGTGTACCAGCAAACACATTAGCATGTACGTTGATATCGTTGTCCCATTGGTACATGAAATTCAAACCACCTGATGTATCAACGAGGCCGCCGTAATTAGGATGTACGCAAAGTAATCCAGCACTCATCGCTTCAATGACAGCTCTGCTATTGCATTCCATCCAGATCGAAGGATAGGCCATGATGTGAGCTTTTTGCAATGCTTCACGAACTACTTCGTTTGGTTGTGAACCGTGATAGTTGATCTTTGGATGTTGACGGCATCTCTCGAACACTGACTCGAATCGCTTATCTGCATCAGGCCAGCCGTAGATGCTGTAGCTCGAATACACATCAAGAACAATATTGTCATGTGTCTTGCAAAGCTCTTCGAACACGGGAACAAGAATCTCCAAGCCACGCTGTGGTGTTGAGAAGTAGATCAAACGGATTTCATCCTTTGACTTCTCGTGCACAGGAATAGGAGTCACTCCGTTATCGATTACAAGTGACTTCATATCGTGAGGTACGCCTAGGAAATCACGGTAACGAGTGTACTGCCAGTTACCACAAAACACCAACTGTTGGAATCGGTCACGGCTACCGGAATCCTTCAAGTGGTTCGTTTCAGGATCTTCCGGCAAATCATGTAACCAGTAGATCTTGATCTTATCGTCCTCAATTTGACGTACACGTGAACAAATGATTTGAAAGTCATCAATCAGACCTTCAGGTAAACGTTTCTCCAACTCCATTCGCAGCAGCTCAGTACCGCCTTTTGAATTTTTGGAGATCTCGTTGATATCAAATCCCATTTTTAAAATACTCCCATAATGAATTAATAATATAGTCTATAACGTACTTATACTCAAATTCACGCTGTTATTTTGTACTTGTAAAGCCGTATGGAGTTGTGTTGGCAACGTATCCCACAACGGTTCCAAGTGATCCGTTTGTAGCTGTAAACGTAACACCGTTTTCAGCAGCCTGGACACGCTTACGTAACTCAGTTGTACTAAACGTGTGGTTGCGTTTGTTGTAGTAGATTTGAATGTTACGAGACTCACACACATCACGGCCCGTCAACTGTTTGTCTTTGTATTCTTCACCAACAATACGAATATCAATTGGCAAAATCTTCAACAGATCAGTCAAGTCTTTTTCTGTGTTATATACAATGATTTCATCAACGAATGCAACAGCTTTCAACTGAACATAGCGCTCAACCAAAGATTGGATTGGTCTGTTCTTTTCTCTACGATCCAACGAAGGATCATTTTGCAGACCGACAATCAAATAATCACATTGGTCACGAGCTTCTTCGAGCATGAGGATGTGACCAGCATGCAGCAGATCAAATGCGGAACAGGTAAACCCTACGATCAGTTCTCTATCTTCTTTGTACATCATTGTCCGAACTCCAGTTTAACTTTCATAATGTGGTCGTAGCGGAACGAGCGCCATGCTTGCTTTTCAACATCCCACACCGAGCACACATCTTCGTTGACTTTCTTTTCTTTTTTCTCAGCTGACTCTTCGTGTTCAACTTTA